AGGGCCGCATGGGCCGCCGCAAGGGCCGCCGCAAGGGCCGCTGATGAGGACGCCGAAAGGGCCGCATGGGCCGCCGCAAGGGCCGCATGGGCCGCCGCAAGGGCCGCCGCAAGGGCCGCTGATGAGGACGCCAATGCCAAATGGTTGCGCGATAACACGAGGCCAAATTTCGATTAAACATCACCCCGGCGGTCTATGCACGAGCGGCCCGCCAGCCAAATCACGCAGGACCGCCGGGGGACTTTAAAGGAGGTCACAGATGAAGTACACGGTTCTTGGCTTTATCGCTCTCGCGCTGGCCGTCGCCGGATGCCAGCCGCCGCCCTTGCAGGTTGACATCGATCGGCTCGAATTTGGCATGCCGCCGGACTCGGCGCTGGTGCGCTCGCAAGTGCGCGAATATTACGAGCTGCGCCTGTTCGATCCGGTATCGGCGCTTTACAAGTTCAGCTCGCCATCGCCGCTATGGTATATCACCGCCGCCGATTCGCTGCGTTCCGGCTGGGGTGTGATCGTCACGATGAACGCTAAAAACCGGATGGGCGGATATGTGGGCTGGCAGGAAAGCCTTGCAATATTCCGCAATGACCAGCTGCGCGGCATAAATGATGCGTTCTCGGCTAAGGTGCGTGAGGGGCATTATTGGGGATGGCGGTAGTATCACCCGCCGCGCTGGCGCTCGCGGGCGTTCAATTCGTCCGGCGGCGGCAATAATTAGGCACACGACGCAGAGCATAAATTAGAATGGTGATTAAAAATGTGCTTGACATTGAGTGAAATATTTAGTATAATTTCATCAGTCGGTAACACCCTTGGCATTTTTGTCACATATTGGCTATTCAAGCCCACGTACGCAGAATCTGGAAGCCGCAAGGCCCAGAGTCTCCCCGCCAAGGGGTTACCGACATTCTGTTGCGTGGGCTTTTTGTTGTTATGGCGGTAATTATGGCACTCTCTGACTTTTCCCAAGAACACCGCGGCGACCTTCGCCGCATAGACGCGCTGCTGCTGGAAATCGGCGCGGATCTGATGCGCGAATATCCGCAGATGCGGGAAGAGATTGAGCCGATCATTGAGCGCATCAAGGAAAAGCAGGTAAGTACGGCAACAAAGTAATTGGTGATGTGGTGGCATTGGGCCGTTGCAAGGCATCTTTGTAAAGCATCCTACGGCCTGGACTTCGAAAACCGGAATAGACTGCAATGGCTGGCTACTGGATTAAACTCTATCAAGAAATTCTTGATGATCCAAAGATGGCGACAATGTCCGATCATCTTTGGCGAAGAACAATAGAATTATTTTTAGTCGCCGGAAAATACTTTGACGATGGTAATATTCCAGATGCAAAGCAAGTCGCGTGGGTATTGCGATCCGATGAAGCGTCTATATCCGCCGACCTTGAAGCAATCGCAGCCACGGGAATTATAACAAAAACCGAAAACGGATGGATTGTTAATAAATTCAAATTGCGCCAGTCAGCAGTATCAGGCAAAGACCGGAAAGCACAACAAAGAGAACGTGACCATAGAGATCAGTATTATGGTCACGAAAATGTCACGAAGTGTGACATAGATACAGATATAGATACAGATACAGATACAGACCAGAAGCAGACCCAGACACCGCCCGCCCCGGAAAAGCCTGACCGCCTGACGCTGCACGACCAGACCTACATCCCCATGTTAGCGCAGATTGCCGCATTGTTCGGCGAAGCAGACCTGCAACCATCGCATAACCGCATCGCTACCCTACAAAAAGCCATTCGCAACGTTTCCATCGGCGGCTTTCCGCGCATCCTGGAGGCGGCGCAGAATTTGGCCCGCTCGCCCGCGCCGGACGGCATGAAGCGGTATGACTGGCTGCTGCACCGCTTCGATTACGCCGAACACATTACCGAGTTCCTGACCGCCAAGAACGACGCCCGGCCCAAGCCGCGCAAATATGCCGCCGTGCCGGACGACTGGAGACCAGATGCAGACGCCAACACTACCCCATAACGATTACGCCGAGATGATCGCCATCGGCTGCCTGCTCGAAGGCTACCAGCCCGAGCACATCCTGGCCGAGCTGGTGCCGGACGATTTCTATGGCGCCGCCAATCGCGTCATTTTTGCCGCCGCGCGCGACCTGGCGGCCACCAGCGCCCCGGTGGGCATGTTCACCGTAGTAGACCGGCTGCGCACCGACGGCAACATCGACAAGGTGGGCGGCGTGGACTACCTGATGCGCTGCGCCGGGCAGGTGGTTAGTCACACCCAGGCGGAAGGCGCGGTCTGGGGCGTACGGGACGCCGCGCTCTTGCGCAAAGGCTATATGGCGACGGTCAGCGCCGCGCGAGAATTGTCCACGCCTGGACGGAACGCGACCGAGCTGATCGGCGGCCTGCAGACGGAACTGCTGAAAATCACCGCGCGCGACCGTGAGCAGACCACCGCCACCGCCAAAGAGGTGATGACCGCTACTGTGGCCGACATCGAGGCATCACGCGGGCGCGGCGAGATCTCCGGCGTTGCGACCGGCTTCCGATTGCTCGACTACTGGACCGGCGGGCTACAACGCGGCGAGCTGATCATTCTGGCCGCCCGTCCGTCGATGGGCAAAACGTCGCTGATGATGGATATTGTGCGCCACGCGACGCTAATCGGCACACATGCCTACGTGTTCTCGCTGGAAATGGCGGCACGTCAGCTGGGGCTGCGACTGGTGTGCGCCGAGGCGATGATCGATAGCCACAAGGTGCGCACCGGGCGCATCGATGACGGCGAGCGTTCTCGGCTTGCACAAGCGGCGGCGAAATTATCCGCATGCAAGCTGCACGTCAATGATAGTGCCAACGACCTGTCCGAGATCGTCGCGGCGGTCAAGCGCGAGCGTGAGTACACGCCGATTGGCCTGATCTGTATCGACTACCTTGGTCTGATCTACAATCGCCACCTGCGCGCCGAGAACCGAAATATCGAGATCGGTATGATGACGCGGCAGCTCAAGGCGCTGGCCAAGGAGATCGACGTTCCTGTTTTGTGCCTATCGCAACTTTCCCGCGTCAACGAGGCGGCCAAGGACAAGCGGCCGACGCTCAACGCCCTGCGCGAATCGGGCAATATCGAGCAGGATGCCGACACGGTCTTGTTCATCCACTCGGACGACTATTACGACCGCGAGGCCGAGGCCGGGGCGCAGCGCACCGAGTGGCGGTCAGATCTTATCATTGCCAAGCAGCGCAACGGCCCGACCGAGGACGTGCCGCTGCTGTTTCGTCGCCAATACACGCGCTTCTTTCCGGTGGACACCGTGCGGACGCCGGTGCAGCAGGAAGCGCCGGGGTGGTATCAGAAATAACAGGAGGTGACAGATGACAGTTGCCGATTTTTTCAAGATGATCCTGATCGTCGCCATGTGGACGGTCATTGCAATGCTCTATTGCGGGAGGTGAGTATGGTCTGGATTCTGGTGATTGGCTTCGTGCTGCTGTGGGGATTCATTTTCCTCGCCCACCATGGCAGCGAGGCCGAAGAGGCGCAGCGACGGATTATGGACGCGGAGGAATAGTATGTATTTTGCGACAGTAGACCCGGGCCGAGAGACCGGCATCGCCGTCTGGAATGGCGCGACCATCCGTAATTCAGTAGCGATTCTCACCGGCGTGAGAATCGATGGCTACCGCACCATTCCACCGCGCTGGGATTTTCTGCATGTAGGCACCCTGCGCTACACCGGCGCGCGCGACTTTCTTGACCGGCTGGAGGCGACCATCCGCAATTATCGCCTCGAATTTGCGGTCCTGGAACGATACGTCAATTTTGGCCGCCAGTATAAGGACGCCGAGCGCATGGTCACGCAGCAGACGCTCATCTGCGAGGCGTTCCGCGACGTGGTGCTGATCGGGAAGCGCAGCTGGGATCCGGCCAACGCCAAACCCGCGATGCAGCGGGCCATCATTGAAGAGTACGGCATCCAGATGCCGCACAATGAGCACGAGGTTGATGCGGTACACATGGGGCTAAATATATTCCGTAGGCTGCCATGGGAACACGCGGACAAGGCCGCGCATCTTAAAGCGGCGGCTGGCGGGGAACACAAAATAAAGTTGGTGGCATGAATAAAGCCCCGGTCACGCGGATGAACCCCCGCCCGCGCGTTTGCGCTATCAGGTTGGCGACGGGGCGGCTGCTATGGCGCTGCGGCGTTGATGGAAACGCCAGATGAGGTTGGAACTGTGACGGCCTGAGACTAACCCACTCAGTCGGTATGCCTCCGGGAGCGGACTAATTTTGCCAAGGATGGGTCTTGCTATGAGCATCCGCTTAAACCATGAATTGACATGGGGCCAGTGCAAACACAGCAAGCCGGTACTCAAGCCCGGCCAGCGCCAGAATAACAGGCGAGGCAAGTAGGTGTGCGGCGTGGATGGACACGCGAAGATAGTGAGTGGTCGCAACCCCTCTTGGTATAGTGGTTACTTACACAGGTGGCCGTAGGGCAGGGACAACAGTGACGGCTTGGTATCCGTCCGAAGCCAAGAGTGTTACAGGCACCAGCCCAAGCGACGAGCCGGATCAGGCCGGCCACACCGAAAGCCCGCGAAAATTAGGAGGATAAGATGAAAACATATACAGAACATCAACAGGCATACATTGACTCTGTTGATGGCATTGCGCATAATAGCGCCGTAGAATTAGTAGGGCTACTTGACGCCCGCATTGATGAGCTTGAGGCGCAACTTGCCGCCGCACAGGAGCGGGAACGGTGGATTCCGGTGAAGAAGCAGAGACCCGAGCGCGGGCAGCATGTCCAAACAATGGCCGTCATGCAATATGACGGTGAGGATCACTGGATTGCTGACGACACCATGATGATTGAGCCGGGCATAATTCTGGCATGGCGTGAACTTCCCACGCCACCCAAGGAGGCCGCCGATGACCAAGCGTAACCTGCTACACCTGGCACTACTCGGCATCCTGCTTGAGCTGGCCCTGCTGTACCGCATCGTGGTATCCGCCGAACCCGCGCCGCGCGTCATCACCGGACCCGGTTCGGTGCGGCTGGTCTGGTCGCCGAATACCGAGAGCGATCTCGAGCATTATACCGCCTACTGGTACCGCGCCGACAGCGCCGGCGTACTCGGCACCGTCGCCGCGCCGGATACATCTGCTATATTTTCGCTGCCGATACGCCGGTTCTACGAGCGCTTCAGCTTCACCTTGACTGCCACCGACCGCGCAGGCAATGAATCCGAGCCGTCCGCATCCATTGAGGCGATCTTTTCGCGCCAGCCGGTGCTATACGGCGACGTCAATTCCGACGGGCTGGTTGACGTGGAGGACGGCGAGCTGATCCGCGCCAGTTACGGCGCTCTGCCATGGTACGCGGCATGGCGCGAGCGGGCGGACCTTGACGGATCAGGACGGATAGACATTGAGGACAAAGAAATCTGCAGACAAAACTATGGGAGACGGTAAAATGGCGAAACAGAACATCCTGCAACGAATCGGCATGCTGGCGACCGATGCGCCGGTTATCCGCCGGAAAGTGGGCGAGACGCTTACCGCCGCGCTGCGCATTGACACCGGCTGGCTATCGGTGCACTCGGCCGGATGCGATGTGGTGTACCCGGCTATCCTGAACTTCATGTCCAGCGTGGCCGGCCCGGATTGGTCCCGTGTGAGTGCGAACAATTACCCGGCCAACAATCTGGCCTACATCGCCGCCGAACGGGACGGCGACGCCCTGACCGGCGACCTTGCCATTGCGAGCATCACATTTCACTGCACCGCCGCCGGCGAGGGGCTGCTGATTACCACCGCCAACCGCAAGGCCATCCTTCGGGTATCGGACGGAGCCTACAAGCTTCACCCGACCGCAGGCGAGGACGGCGCGTTTGCCGTGGACGCAGTCGAGCCTGAGCCGCAGGATCCGGGGGCGGTCGTGGTGTTTAAGATCATCGTGACGGAGTAGCCGATGAAGGCCCGCCATTACCGCAAATCCGACCGCGCCGCCATCGCCGAAGCTCTGTCTGTGATGCTGGCCCGGCATCTGACGGTCGAGAAGGTGGAGACCTTGAAAGAGGTCATTCACCGTGGCCAAATTTACCGCGTCACCGGACGCGAGAAAATAATCCTAACAGTGAGGGAGATATGAGCCGACTACGTGAGCTGTACGACGCTGCGCACCCGTACCGCACCGAGCCGCCGAGTGTGGCGGAGGTCGATGATTGGGCCGCCGTCGAGCTGGAGCGCGCGCAGGGCTGGCGCAATGACGGCCCGCGCTATACTGAGGACGGCGCAGAATGCGGCGACGCCGGCGATCTGGATGCGGCCGCCGTCGAAGGTGAGCGCATCATGGCTGACCTGGTGGCTGAGGATATTGAGCGCTTCCACGTGACCCAGCCGGGCACGTTGGATGACTGCGCCGATGTCGAGGACCGCGCTCCGCGGCCAGAGCGCATCGAGACGCGCCTGAAGCGGGAGGGGTGGCGATGAAGCCCCCGCGCTGCCGGTCGTGCTACGTGGAGCGCGCGACGACGCTCTGCCGCGAGTGTAGCGCGCCGCTGTGTGCCATCCACGCCTACGCCGACAAGAGCGCGCCGCCGACGTGCCGATGGGTGCTATGCGCCGCGTGCTACGAGAAAATGTATGGGAGGAAGCCGTGGGAAAAGTGAAAATTGTATCGCACCTTGCCAAGATACTAAAAGCCAGCCGCATGACACAGGGCGAGTTTGCCGCCGCCGTCGGTGTGCATCCCAATGCGCTCTACAAGTACCGCACATGCCGGGCCATGCCGCGCAAGCCCATAGCGGATACTATCGCCGCGTATCTAGGGTTGACCGTCGCCGACATCTGGCCCAACTATGACGCGGTGCGGTCTGACCAGAACCGCCGCAACGCCGCCGCCGTCCGCAGGGGATGCGCCGAGCGCCACTGGCCGAGCCGCCAGCCGGAATACAAGGCGCAGAAATCGGCGGAGAGCGATCTGCGCAAGGTGCGCGCCGCCGTTCCAGTGGATCCAAACGACGCTAACGCCGTGCCGATGTGCGACGATGCCCGCGGCGGTGATTTCCGTCTGCGCCCGGCCCACACCAGCGACGAGGACCTGCAGGACCGGCGCTGGTGCCGGCAGCATGCCGCGCGGCTGCACAAGTACCTGGTTGACCACTGCGCATGGGGATGTTACCGCGAGTTGCGCGCGATAATGGCCGCGGAGAACCGGATGGCTGAGGAACGCGCCCGGGTGGCGCAGGGGAGGGAGTGATGGATGGACTGCGGGTATGGTGGCTGCGCGCCAAGGATGGCGCGTGCGGATGGCTGGCGCACATGCTGCCGCGCCGGGTGGTGTTCGCGGCGCTCTTGCGGGTGATCGGTCACAGCGTCGAGCTTGACCGGCATAGGGGATTAAGCCGGATCACTGCCACCCGGCTCATCGAGGAGTGGCGGGAAGTGGTTAACGGAGAGGAGCGAGAACGCCGATGATTTACGCCGCCCTCTTTGCGCTGATCATCGGTGCCGCGTGCTCTCATGGCGTGATGGACTCGATCACCTTTATCCGCATCCACCTAGCCATGCACCCCCTCGCCGACGGATGGCACCTTGCGCAATGGTTCCGCATCAGCTGCTACATCGGCACGGGCTATCTCTGGCCGCGCTGCTGGCGGCGTGATCGCATCGCCACACTGATCGCCGTGGTCAGCGCCATTGTTCTCGGGCTGTTTTTGTGGGATGCGATTGTCGATTGCCCGGAATACTGGCTGGAGTGGGACAGGTCTATTCATATCAGCACTGGGTGGGCTTTTCTGGACAAACTTCTGGGAATTCACTGGTAGCAGGGGACCACTGATGGCTGTGATGGTAATTGGATTGGATGACGGAACAGAATATATACTCCCCTGGTCATTTGGAGAGAACGACGATGCGGACATGGCCGCATCGATGGCCCTATCTCATTTTCGCGGCCAGATCGTCCATGCATCCATCCAATCAGAGCAGGAATGGTTGGTCCCTAAAAGCCTGACACTTAGAGACCACGAAAGGATCATGGTGATTGAGGCGCTTCGTGTGGCAGGATGGTGCCAAAAAGACGCAGCTGAGCTGCTTGGCATTACTCCGCGGCAAGTGTGCCACAAAATAACCAAGCATAAAATAAACTCTCCACCCGGACATGGCTGGAGAAAGGCACGGTAATTGCATTGAGTGATAATATGGAAAATACCAGCAATACAGGAGAAAACAGGAAGCCGGGGACGTTTGTCAAGGGCGATAAGCGCATAAATCGCAAAGGCAGACCGAAGTCTTTCGATAAATTGCGCGCTCTCGCACAACAAGTGCTTTGCGAGGTAGTGGAGCTCACTGACGGCGAAAAACAAAGCCGCGTAGAAATGATTATGCGTGAATGGGCCAAAGACAAGCAAAAACAGCAGAACCTTGTTGAAATCGCCTATGGAAAAGTTCCAGATAAAACCGAGAGCGAGTTCACCGTTGTAATTGTTCCGCCGAAAAGACATGAAAGCCAAGGCTGATTTCAGTAATTTTTACTATGAAGATTATCTCGGCAGGCATTTTGCAAAGTATATTGACTGCAAAGATCGTTATTTGATATTTCACGGCGGGGCCGGTTCTGGAAAGAGCCATGCAGCCGCAACCATGCAGCTTTTCCGGGTGATGTTTGAGGATGTTGGGCACCGGATTTTATTGATCCGCAAGGTGCACAAGACCATCAAAAAAAGCCAATATCAGCTCATCAAAGACAAGATTTCACTATGGGGAATATCCAGGCTTTTTGATGAAAACAAAACTGACCTAACCTTCACATTCGCCAGGAACGGCAATCAAATTATCAGTGCCGGGCTGGATGACGTTGAAAAGATCAAGTCAATCGAGCGGGTTACTTCGATCTGGATTGAGGAAGCAACCGAACTTTCAGAAGAAGATTTCACCCAGCTTGATCTCCGGTTGCGCGGGGATGTAGGAACACATAAACAGATATTGATGTCGTTTAACCCGATAGATCAAAACCACTGGCTAAAGAAGCGGTTCTTTGATTCAGCGGTTGAAGATTGCACCATCGATCACAGTACGGCCAAAGATAATGACTGGATTGATTCGCAATATCTAAAGATTCTTGAAAGTCTCAAAGAGCAAGACTCTGTTCTTTATAATGTTTATGCGCTCGGGCTATGGGGTATTCTTGAAGGGTTGATTTACAATAATTGGGAAGTTGCCAGAGATTGGCCGGAATCATTCGACGAAACTATTTATGGCCTGGATTTCGGTTTTAATAATCCGACGGCTCTATTGCAGATAAACTACAAAGATAACAATATTTACGAGCGTGAGCTGCTCTATGATGTTGAGCTTACCAACGGAGACCTGATTGCGCGATTGCCTGAGTTGATCCCGAACAAGAACAGCTATATTTTTGCTGATTGCGCGGAACCGGCAAGGATTGAGGAATTGAGGCGCGAGGGCTGGAACGTCCGTGAGTCTGACAAAAGCGTAGTGGATGGGATTGACGCCTGCAAGCGTTGCCATATCTATATCCACCCGGAAAGCTCGGATGACATTAAAGAGATTCAGGGCTATAAATGGAAAAAAGACCGCAATGACATTACCATTGATGAGCCGGTAAAATGGATGGACCACCTTCAGGATGCGCGGCGCTATGCGCATTATACGTATACGAAACATTTTACCGGTCAGTGGGCTGGGGCATCAATCAAAAGAAAGAGGTGAGAAATGGGCTGGTTTTCGCGGGGCAAGGCCCCAGCTGTTGAGAGGGGGCGCACGACTGTCCGTCGCGCGCAAACAATCGATTCATGGGAGCGTGATGTTGTTGGCCGCCTGACCGGGTATATCCCGGTTCGCGGCGACCTCGATCTTTATGATGTCATGCGCTCGCTCTCCCCGATCATTGATGTGGCGATCATCAAGCTGGTGCGCCTAATTGGGGATTTTCGCCTGGATGGCATGGGCAACCAAAAACTGCAAGAGGCGCTGAACAATATCAAAAGAAGCATCAATGTCGGCTGGTTCTCTACTGGATTCGATGCCTTCCTCTCCCAGATGGCAGACTCGACCCTTGCCAAAGGTTTCGCGGTGGGCGAAATGGTCCCGGATGCGCTCCTCTCCGGTGTTGACCGGCTCAAAGTAGCCCGCGCGAATGATTTCCGGTTTATGGACAAGGACGGCAAATTGATCATGGGCCAGATGGACAAAAACGGCTTCCAGGCGGTTGAGCTGGCCAAGCCCTCCATGATCTATTATATGGCTTTTGATCTCCGTGATGGCCATCCCCAGGGCGTGTCGATGATGAACTGCCTTCCGTCTGTGGTTAGGACCATGCTACGCATCCAGCAAGCAATTGACTCCACGACCTGGCGCATCGGAGACCCGACGTTTTTGATCTTGGAAACTGCGGGCACAAATCAGACGGACAAGGACCTTAAAGCCGCTTTGGGCAATCACCTTGATGGCCTGCAGGAGGCGATGCTCACCCGCAAAGCTGGCGGCCTCATGGACCTTGCATTCGGGGCAGCCCCAGAGGGAAAAATTGAGGTCAATGTCCTGGGGGCCGACGCCCAGCTCCCTAATATGGAAGTACCTACAAAAATCACCATGGAGCAGATCGTTGCCCGGTTCCTCTTGCCGCCCTTCATGTATGGACTGTCCTGGTCGACTACTGAACGCATGGCCAAAGAGCAGAGCGACATGCTCACCTCGCAGATCTGGAGCTGGCGTTCTGTAATCGATCCAATCATCGAACGGATTTTCTCTACTGCGCTCATTCTGCAAGGCTTCAATGGCGCGAAGTGGCAGCACGAATGGAACCCGGTCAACCTGCAGGATGACCAAAAGACCGCCGTGGCGCGCAAAATGAACGCCGATGCGCAAAAGTCAGAGATCGACGCCCGCCTGCAACTGCTAGATGCCGCACTGATCACCACCGATTCCTTTGTCGGTTATTTGATCGACGAGGGGATAGAGACTGAAGAGAGCATAAAATCCGCCGGCGGGATCGACACTGTTGCCAAAAATTATCTTGACGCCAAAGGCACCCGGATTGCGGTCATGCTTACGAGGTCCATGTGATCGACGAAGCCCTGCGCGACATCTGTATCGAAAAGGGGATGATAAGCCCAGAGGATAATCTCTGCGGCTGCGGTTATGCGCATGCGCATATCTCGAGTAAGGGGCCTTCGGTCGATGAGCTGCTCTTTGCTTCCCGCAAGCATCGCAACCCCAAGATGGCCAATCTCCACAGCCGATTTTTTAAGGCGCTGATGGAGCGCACGTCATTCTATGAGGCGCGCATCCTGACCGAGCTAGGATTGCCGGACATCAATGCTGTGCGCCGCTCCATTATCACCGGGGCACAGCCTGAAGGCGTAGAGCCGTTCCATTATCAGGACACCATGGCCCTGCGCGTCAAGGCGATCATTAAAGACTGGCTGGAAGATCTGCTCTCTCCCGATTACGCAAAAACCAAGGGCATCACCCAGGACGTACTGCGCATCAAATGGATTATTATCCGTTTTATGCTGGAGGCGTTCGGGATTGAGGCTGATGATCAATATGATGCCATCGACGCGCTGGATGAGGGGACCATTGTCAGCCTGGTCATGCCTGATCCCAATAAAGAGTATTTCGAGGCCATGCTCCGCGATGCCGGAAGCCGGATTACCACAGAGATGGCACTCTCCAAGATGGATAAGGTTCGGGATGCCCTGATTGATATGTCGCTCAAAGGCAAGTGGCCGATAGAGGTAGGCCGCAAGCTCCATGACCTGATCGGTGAGGGAAATGCCTGGTACTGGCTGCGGATTGCCCGCTCTGAGGCAACACTGGCCGCCAATACTGCCTTTGATGCAATGACCCGGGAAAACGGCACTAATTTCGAGGAGTGGGACGCTGGTCCTGGGTGCTGCATCATCTGTGCCTGGCTGGATGGCAAGGTATGGCGCACGGGCGAAGGACCTGAGCCGGTGAGTGATACTCACCCGCATTGCATGTGTGCCCGGATTGCGACTTATGGCCGGGGCGGGCACTCGGGCGAACTGCAGCCGCGCTGGGATAGGCCTGAGCCCTACAAGGACGGCAAACCGTGGACAAAAGAAGAGCTTGATAAAATGCGCGAACAGCTGCAACCAACACGCGGCGGGCAGTTCCCGATGCCGCCAAAGGAGGATTGATGCTTTGTATCGGCACTGGCTGGTGTGCCCAGAGAGAAGGGCACAATAATCCGCTGCGGTCTGAGTTGCAGAATAGCCCATGGTGGTTGCATAAATATTGGCTGCTGCACATCGATGCGCAAATCAAGGAGTTTACCCCTGTACTTTATCACTCTGATTGTGACATCTGGGCAGACACCCATCATCAGGACAATAATTTCGAGATGTTTTTCTCCTCCATCCCTGCCCGCGACCTCCCCTACCGCCATGACTGGGCGGCGTCTGTGCTGCATGGGGCGCTCTACGCCTACTGCAACGGCATGGACTATCTCTACATCGAGCAGGACTGCCTTGTCCATAATCTCCCGGCTGTGCTCGAATTTGCGCAGCATCATGATATGTGCTACGGGTACGGGAAATATTCAATGTACCCCGGTTGGGCTGAAACGAGCCTGGTCTGGGTGAAACATAGTTCCCTTGACCGCTTCATTGCCCGCATGGTCACGTCTGGAATCAAAGACCTTGATGGCAAGGGCACGGTCACAGAGCAGTTTTTCCATGCAAAGTTTTGCGACATGATGGAGCCATGGCCTTTCGGGTATGGCCGGATCCGCCCGATAGATTTCACAGAATCGGTTTTCTACGCGCAGCA